ATTTGATAAACCTTACATTGGTGATCGTACTAAAGAACAATTCTTATTTCCTGGACTTCGAGAAGAATTTGAATATATTATGAATCGCAAGATTTTAAACTGGGAAAGTCATGCTATGAACGGTCGATTCCAGGTGTGTAAGGAAGGTGAGCCACTGGTGTATCACTGTGATGAACAAGCCTGGGCAGCCATGTTATACTTAACTCCCAATGCACCGTACCAATCGGGTACCGCAACTCATGCGCTCAAAGGCACAGACATTAGACACATAAGTCATCCGGAGATTTCAAGATGCTTTAGACCTGGCAGTCGCAATCTAGATAGAACCATCTTTGAACCAGTGGACTCATTTGGTAACGTATACAACCGCTTGGTTATATTCAATGCTGGATATATTCATTCAGCCACAGACTACTTTGGATTTACCAACGAGAATTGTCGACTGTGGCAAATGTTCTTCTTTGATTGATTATCTCGTGCAAGTACGTTCAAGAGAAGTTATCTTCTTTTGAATAGTATCTAAGTTTACTGTGTTCCACAACCCTGGATGCAATGGCCTGGGCCAGCGTCCAGTCTCAATCCAGGCATAACCTATGTGTTCGTGATTTAAATTAGGAGTGAATTCACCATCTACTCTGCACCAGAAGGTGTGATACTCAAACGCAGAGTCGGGACTGGTAAATTTTTCAATTGGAATCAACTGCTGATACTTAGGAACAACTCCTAGCTCTTCTGCACATTCTCTTTCCATGGCAGCAACTAGTGTTTCGTTGTGCTCTACTTTGCCGCCAACTAGTCCCCATGTGTCAGGATATTTTGAATCGTTGCGTAATAGATACAGATACCTGTTGGTATCTACAGAATAAAACCAAACGCCTACGGCCCTTACAATACCAGTTTCCATGTGCCACCAGGGTATAATCCATCAATACTGTTGACCCATTTGGTGTCATTCCAATAAAATTGAATGCCAGTGGTCAGGTTAATTACATATTGCGGATCCGTAGTACCTCTACTGTTGAATGCAATAACCCATCGTGCGCCGTCATACTCAATGATATCATTGGCATTGGCAATCAGTGGTTGTCCACTGATACCTTCCCAGGCCACAGGATTGTTTGGATTTGCTAAACTACCTGTGCTGTTGTTTATTAAGTATCGTTGACCAAGTGCAGCAACAGGCAACCCATCTCCAGGTGCAGTAGCCAGCGGATTAATAATAGCATCTACAGGACTCAATGTGTTTTGTGGCGCAGTATCAGGATCAATGTTGTAAATTAGCAATCGATCATCAGCTGGATTCACAGCAATGGTACCAATGATACTAGAATCAGGTACCCAAGGATTGTCTAGAGTAATATAGCTGATGCCTGGACGTAACACACCGTATGCTGCAATCACTGCGGGCCAAGTAATCTGTGGATTTTCTGATATAGGAAATGTGCTACGATCTGAATTTACCGGTTGCGAAGATTGTAATATTTGAAGTTGTCCGTCCAGCAGCAACACTTGATAACTCCACGGTGTGACTTTGACTCGAGTGCCTAGCAACAAATCATTGTCAGTCAACGCATTAACAGCATCACCTTGTGCATCAAAGATACTGGCAATCACACGTTCTACCACGCCTAACTTCTTGACTTTGGCTGGGCTACTGATCCAGATGGGTAAACTAAATGTCATGGTCATGATGTCAATGGGATTTTCATTATTCACAGGAATAGATCTTGAACTCCACTTCACACTATCAAGATTGCACACAGTGAGACTGGTCCAATCAATATAGTTGTCTGTGGCCTGTATTTCCAAAGCAGGATTAAACAAGGTAGCAATTTGTTCAAACAACTGCATCTTTTGATTGGTGTTACTGGTCCAGATATCCAGATTTATAGTGAGCTTGTAAGGCACAGGCATGAGTCTTTCAATTTGAAATGCATTGCCTTGTGTGGTTTCGTAGCTTTCTGTGCCGGTATCCCATGTGCGTTGACGCACAAACATCTTGTTCACATGATAAGGCTCTTGCATGCGCTCTCTATCATATGCTAAATCAGTAATGTAAAATGTCATCAGTGGAGTGGCATTCAATGAGTTGGCAGAGTTTTGATTTAAAATAGTCTGTGCTTGTCTACTGGCATCACCATAGCGTATAGGCACACGGATCAAATCAGATGTACCTTGTTCATTGCGCCCATACTCAACTTCAAACAAGCTGAACATGCGTGTAAATTGCAGTAGGTAGCGACGAATTTGTTCGTCATAAAAAAATAATTGACTCATGTTTAGCTGGATTTCTGGTAAGGTTGTGTTGGTGGATACGGATTAGGTGGCAAATTACCACCTTGGTCACCGTTGGCTGCATCGGGTAACAATGCTTCACTTAAACTCTGACGGCTAGGTACGTTACCGAGGTCTGTGGTATTCACAGTGTATGTATTGTTAACAAACGATGAGCGTAAAGTATCGTTGTTGGCACCTGGTGTGAGATTGGTTCGTACATTGCTTTCAATCTTGACCCAACCTGATCCGTTGAAACGAAACAGTCGATTGGGGAAATAATCCAAGCGTAATGCAAACTGTCCAGCAGTGGGGTTGGGTGGAAAATTAACACCAGCAGTGACTGGTAATCCGTTGGGCGCTACACCATCTCCAGTTAAGTAACCAGCTGTATAGCCATCACTTCTGGGCGAATTACCATCATTGGCCACTGTGCGACTGGCATCACTAATGGTGTAGTCAGCAGTGTAAGTGGCAGATTCAGGATTAGCAGGTGTGCCGTCGGGATTGGTTGCTACAATATAAAATTTCACAACATCAAATCCTGAGCGTGGTACTTCAGCTTCGGCCTGCACTAGGATAGCATCATTGATGGCCAAGTTTCGTGGGCGGGTACTTTGTCGATCCTCAATGGTTTCTGGATTGGTCTTTTCTGTCCAGTATTCTGTATTGGTAATGTCTGTTCCCGGTGGAACATTTTTGTTTGATGTGTAATATTTGTCGCCATACAGCACTGTGACACCACCTGGATAAAAATTGCCTGGATCCCAAATGTTAATGGGTTCAAACGGTTGTTTGGTAATTTGATCAAATTCTTGTGCATTGACCATGGGTGTGGCTTTCACCCGCCACAAGTGAGGCAACCAAGTTTGACTGAAACCTTCGCTGGCAAATGCAGCATCTTGAATCACATACCACTTGGGCAGGGCCCTGGGTATGGTAGAATCCAGCGGATTGTAGTCACGTAAATTGGGCAGCTCTAGAACATCCCCACTCATGAGTTTGCGACCCATGGTATCGATCATATCATTGTAATGGAATGTGATAAACACAGTGTCATTGTTTAAGAACAGGCCAAACTGTGTAAGGTCAAAATCAATGTCCTGTGTTTTGTAAACACCACGCATGACATAGATATCTGGATCGTAGGTTCTGTCACGATTTTCTAACAGTAGTAAATCTTCGATGAACAGCGGATTGGTTGTGTCGTATTTGGGCAATGTAGCATCATTGTTACCAGTATTGTCACCAGTTTGCGGACCTAGGTATTTGTGCAGATACATGTCGACTCCTCCGACCTGATACATTTCTGAAATAGTTCGATCAAAAAAACGGTAATCTGCAGTTCGGTTAGGGCGGTATAGACTTAATCTTGGCATAGTGTGTTATTTATGCCCAGGTTGACTGGAAATGCCCAATCGGTTATAATACACACATGAAAATTATAAAGCTAAATCGTAGATATCGAATTTTCAACGAGCACAGGTACCAAGCTGGATTGCGGTTCAACACCTATAGCAACAATGCTCGTGATATTGAGAACTCTTGCCGCGAACGGCTAGGACCCTCGGGGTATTTGCGGCCGTCTGATTCAAATTGGACTGGCTATTTTGGAAAAAGAAACGTATACGCCTCCACTCCTTACTTTATTATGTTCCGCAAGGAATCTGATTTGAGTTTTGTACTACTTTGTACTGACTTGACCAAAAAAGACTAACCTGCTATAATTACAGCATGACAACCACTAAAGTAAAACCCATGGTCCTAGCTGCAAAAGCCAACGTTAAATCGTTAAATCCCCGTAGTCCAGACACCAAGCATATGGGCAATGAGCCCGAATGGCATATGCAACCTGTGAGCAATCGCATCAGCAGATTGAGCCATGCGTTTGGTTGGTATAACTATTTCTACAGCAAGAAAGATGCCAAAGACTTTATTGCATATTACTTGGATGCACACAATCGCAACCAAGAAGCCAAGAAAATCCGGGCTCTACCTGACAGTCAAATACACCTGACCACAGGTTGGTTGTGCCGCATGAGTACCATGGGTTTGGAACTGAGTGAGCCGGAGCAAGCCAAACTGGATGCATTTATTCAGGACGCATTGACGGACGAAGAGTCAACCGAGCCTGAAGCAAGGGTAGAAGCCAAAGTAGCAGGCCCTTCTATCCAGGATCGACTGCGAGAAAAAGCAAGTGAAGCAGCTGGTGACCTCGAAGGCTTGTTTGATGACTTTATTGCAGCAGGCGCAAAGATGTCTGCTCAATTTCAACCCATCACAATCATTCGTGGACACAATGTAGCACCACAACTGATTCATCAGATTCAACAGATCTGGAAACGCCATCTCACAGAGCTAGAAGCCGCAGTAGTAGGCAAGGATGCACAGTTGGTAGAAGGCTACGGCTATCTGACCAAAACTCAGTTGAAACAACTGGTAAAGTTTGCTGAACAAGTGATTACTGATTGCAACAACTATGTGCAGATCAAGAAAGTTGAACGCAAGCCACGTGCCAAGAAAGCAGTGAGTGCCGAAAAAGTCACAGCCAAGTTCAAGTATCTCAAGACTTTTCCAGATCTCAAACTGGTATCAGAACCTGCTGTGAAGCTGGTGAATGCAACAGAAGCGTGGTTGTACGATACTGTGAAGCGTAAACTAATCCATGTGGTAGGCGATGCACACCGCGGTAACTTTACTGTAAAAAGTTCAGCTGTGATTGGGTTTGATACAGGCACAAGCTCGCAAAAAACACTGCGAAAGCCTGCAGAAACTATCAAAGCACTAATGTCTGCGGGCAAACCAGCCACACGCAAGATCTTCAAGGAACTGACCACAACTGAGACTCAGTGGAACGGGCGTGGCAACGACAATCTCATCATTCTCAAGGTGTGGTAACGGGCTAAATATCAGTGACGGAGTCCCTGATGCAAGAACAACAACCCATAGACCTAGTAACACTCAAAAACAATTTGTTTGAGTACGTGCGCCTGATGTTGGGCCACCAGATCATTGACATTGAACTGGACCCAGCACACTTTGAAGCTGCATATCAAAAAACTATTGGCACTTACCGCCAACGTGCTAACAATGCATATGAAGAAAGTTACAGCTTCATGCAGCTGGTTAACCAGCAAAACATCTACACTTTGCCCCAGGAAGTGCAGAGTGTTAGACAGATTTTTAAACGTAGCTTTGGTATAGCATCGGGCCCATTTGGTTCAAATTTTGACCCGTTCAGCCAGGCACAGATGAATGTGTATCTGATCAACTTTAACCAATCAGGTGGTTTGGCAACTTACGACTTCTACAGTCAAT